GCCGACTGTGACGCAGCAGGTTCGGGGGGTAGTTGGCAGAAACGCCGCAGCACAACGCCCGGAGCCGATGGCGGCCCCACAGGCGGTGGGTGCGAGGGTGATTACGAGGAAGCGCAGGACCGGCGGCGTAGTGTCGTCAGGCTCCGACTGGTGAGGGTACATGGACGTATTGTATTTTGAGGACTGGTCTCCGACAGAGCTGCGCGCCGAGCGCAAGGAAATCGAACGGCAGATCCTCACCGCCGCGAACAACGTCTCTTACTCTGGTGCCGGAGGTGGCGGCGTCAGCTTCATCTCACAGGCCGAGGCAAAAGCTCTGGTCCGTCTATTGTCCGTCCGCATCGCCGAACTTGAGGGCCGCCCCTCGAAGCGGACAGGCATGCGCTTCATCACGCTGATTGGGGAGTAACGGACATGTCAGTGACGTCTCCAGCAATGCCCGCAGCATCCACTCGCAAGGCCCGTACAGGCGGCGTCCGCAGCGCGCTGTCGGATATCTTCTCTACCGCAGGCAAGATCGCCCGCACGTTCTACAAGGCGGCCGACCGAAACGTCCGCAAAGCGGCCGTCAAGGATGCAGGTCCCAACGGTGCAAACGGGGAAATCGAGACCGTCCGCCAGGCAAGCCGCTACGCCTTTGCGAACAACGGGTTCTATCGTCAGGCGGTCAGGCAGATTCCGAACAACGTAGTGAGCTACGGCATCACACCGATCATTCCGTACCCAGAACTCAAGGTACTGTTCAACACGTGGTCCGAGGAAGCCGATGCACGCGGACGCTTCGACTTCTATGGCCTTCAGTGGCATGGTTGCGAGCAGGTCGCTAAGGACGGCGAAGTTCTGTTCCGTCTCCGGGATCGCCTCGACGGCGACATGCTCTCCGGCGTCCCTCTGCAGCTTCAAATCATGCAAGCCGACCATCTCCCGCTCGGCTACACCCAGCAGTCTCCGTCCGGCAACTGGATCGTCGACGGTGTCGAGCGGAACGGTATCGAGCGCCTTGTGAACTACTGGCTTTTCCCGGTGCATCCAAAGGATTGGCGCGGCAAGGATTCGGCGATCCTGCCGCAGCCCGTCCGCGCCGAAGACATTCTCCACCTCTTCATTCCGGAGACCCCGACGTCCGAGCGCGGGGTGCCTTGGGCCGCGCCGGTTCTCGACATCCTCGACATCATCACCGAGTACCGGCACAACGAGGCCGGCCGCAAACGGCACCAGTCCAAGTTCACCGTCTTTTACAAGCGGCCGATCGACGAGGAAGGCGCGGCCTTCGCTGACGGCGACGAGCCAAAATTCCAGACAGTTCCGGCCGGCGGCGCCGTCGAGGTGCCAGAGGGTTACGATGTTACCTTCCCGGATCAGCCGGGCACCGACACGAACTTCGGCGACTTCAATAGGATCAATCTTTCGGAGATCGCGGTCTGCATCGGCCTCTGCGTCGAGCAGATCACCTTGGATTTCAGCAACATCAACGACCGCGTCTACCGCGCCATGATGCTCGAAGTCGCCCGCTTCATCCTCAGCATTCAGCATCACATGATGGTACACCAGTTCTGCGCGCCGGTCTGGCGTCGGTTCGTATCGGCCGCCATTCTTGCGGGCAAATGGACGCCTCCCGTCGACGCCAAGCCAGAGGATTACATGCGGATCGAATGGATGCCGCCGGCGCGTGGTCACATCCACCCTCTGCAGGAGACCACTGCTTTCATGTTGGCCGTTCAGAACGGTTTCACCAGCCGCGCCAAGGTTGCCGCCGAATACGGGTACGACATCGAGGAGATCGACCTCCAGAATGCGAAGGATTCCGCTCGTGCTGGAATTCTTCGCGTCAACTATCCAGTTTACGAAGGCTCGGCCGCCATGCCTGCGACGGAGGCTAGCACCACCGTTCAGGCACTCGCCCAAAAGGCGGTGATGGACGCCCTGCTGAAGATGGCCGAGGCGGAGGCCGACTAAGTTCCTGCTTGACGCCGGTCCGCCCGGCGCCTTAGGACCTTTCTCAGACGACTGCGGGGACAACGAGCCTCGCGGCATTGAAGGGGAAGTTTTCAACTTGATTGGAGATTTCCATGAAGCGCAAAGACTACTTCGTTCTTCATCATGAAGATACGATCGAAGACCTGAGGCGAGACACCGACCGTCTCCTCTCAAAGATCAACGCCATGAGTTCGTCGGAGCGGAACCAGACACACCCGGACCTTGTCGTCGCAATCCACATTGAAGGCCGCTCCACCGTCTCAATCTTCAAGAGTTCTGGCGAGCTGGCCGACTACTGTGACAAGCTTGATCTCGGCAAGAACACGCTCGGGTGGGTTCGCCTGTCCGAATTGTCGGAAGTGGCGAGCTTTGCATCGGCCGCCAAGGTGATGCGTGGGCACCGATGGCAAAGAATGATCCGGCTGGGATTCGAGACCAAGCCGCTGGAATGCAACATGACTCGCGCAGCCTAATATCAACCGAGGCCCCCTTCACAGGGGGCCTTTCTTTTTCTGCATCGGCGCACTCGAATCTTGCAGAGCACCAGGTGACGCTCCTCTCAGAACCTTTCTGAGACGGACCTGCATGCCTGCCACACCCCCGAAAAAGAACGCTCCCGGCCTCCGCACACGCGGCGGTTCCGTGCGCGCGTTCTCGGGGTTGCCGACGACCGTCAACGTCGAGACCGGCTCTTTTCAAGTCGTAATCGCGACAACGACGCCGGTTCGCAGGATGATCCCCGATCCGCGGATCGTGCCGTCGAACGACGTCGATTGCTCTTACATCGTCGTCGACGAGGTCATCGATCCTAAGGGCATCGATCTCAGCCGAGCCCAAGGCATGCCGCTTGTCGACAGCCATGACACCTGGAGCGGCATCGCGAAAATTCTCGGGAAGGTCGACAACGTCCATGTCGAGAACGACCTTCTCGTCGGCGACGCCATGCTCGCGTCCGCGCACGAGTATCTCGCGAAAGACATCGATCGAGGTTTCTACCGGCAGGGATCGCTGGGGTACGAGATCCTTGAGGCCGAATTCATCGAGCGGCCGGAAGACGTCCCCCTCTATTTCGTCACCCGCAGCTTGGTCACTGAGTACTCGCTGGTCGCCGTCGGTGCGGACGAGAACTCATACATCCGCAGCGCTGAGCGCGCCCAGACCAAGGTCATCATCCGCTCGCTTCAGACACCCACCCCAGAGAAGCGCGTGAAGCGCGATGAGGAGAACACCATGCCCGATTTCGAAGAACTCGTTGCCACCGCCGAAGACGCCGTCGCTGCTGCCGATGCTGCCATCTCCGCTGTCGACGAGGCCTCTAAGGATGCTGCCGACCAGCCCGACGATCTGATGGAGCGTGCTCGTGCGCTGCGTGGAAAGCGCGCAGAAGGCGATGACGTCGAGAAGAAAGACAGCGAAGGCGATGCACCCGCCGCTGCTGACGATGAGGCCGAGAAAAAGGCCGTCGACGAAGTTCGCTCGATCGCGCGCAGCTACGGCATGACCGGGTTGGTCAATGACCTTCATAAGCTCGGCGCCCGCAGCGCGAAGATCCGCAGCGTCCTGATCGACAAGATTGCCAGCAAGTCCGACGTCACGGGGTCTCGCTCCGCCACCGCCCCTGCTGCGGCTGTCCAGCCTGCCGAGCGGAAGATCTACGAGCCGGAGGTCCCGAGCGCCCGCTCGATCTACGCCGGGATGAACAACGCCAACAGCGCCCGTCGGGCCTGATCGAACACAGCCAGGAGATCTCACATGGCATTTTTCAAACAGAAGCAGAAGAACGGAATCTTCATCCTCGAGCTTTCGGGCGACCGTTCCAAGTCGGTCGTGACGGTGAAGGCTGATGCCGATACCCCTTATGAATCCGGCACGGTCCTGTTCGACGTGACAGCAGCCGGCGCCGACAAGGGCAAATTTATTCGCGCCTCGGAAGCATCGGCTGAACAGATCGCCGCTATCTCCCGCGCCGTCATCCTTCGCGACCGCACGTTCGCTGAAGTCGACACCGCCGTGCTCGTCATCGAGCGCGACGCCGAGCTGATCGAGCACCCCACCGACATCGACGACCTGTCTGCCGACGCGAAGGCCGCCGCAGTCGCCAAGCTCACGGCGCTCGGCAACGTCCTGCGCTAAGCACCCAACACGAACGGAGACCCGCAATGGAAGTCTTGAACATCCTCAACCCCGGAAATGAACTGTTCACGAAAGCGGTTCTCTCCGGCTTCGTCAACAAGCAGAAGTTCATCCCGGAATACAGCGCCGAATGGCTCGACTGGAACATGGAGGGCGTCACCCTTCGCCAGATCCTGATCGACTACACCGAAGGCGGACTGGCGCTTATTCCCGAGGCGCCGATCGGCTCGCCGGGCTACACGCCGGATGACGACATCCGCACGGCGATCTCGGTCGTTGTCCCGCACTTCCCCATGAAGAAGACCCTTCTCGCGGTGGAATTCGAAGGAGTCCGCGCCGAAGGCACCGACCTTCTCGAGACCGTTGCCGATAAGCGCAACAAGGTCTTGATGACCCTGAACCGCTATAATCGCGCGATTTGGGAAGTAGCCCGCATGGGCGCAATCTCCGGTCTCGTCATCGGTCATAACGGACAGGTCCGCCACAACTGGTTCAACACATTCAAGGACTCGAACGGCCAGCCGCTGCAGCAGACCGTGAAGACCATCGACTTCACTGCCGCGAACACGAACCTTCGTTCTCAGCTCATCGACGCCCGCGACATGAGCGAAGACAAGCTCGGCGATCTTTCGGCCACCGGCTACGTCGCGATCTGCGGCAAGAACCGGTTCAAGTCGATCACCGACCACCCGAGCTTCGAAAAGATGTTCGAGCGCTACAACGACGGCCAGTATCTCCGCGATAACCTGGGCATCAGTGGCTTCCAGGTCGCGTCGGACATCACCGTGGTGAAGTACGGTCGTTCGAAGATCGGCGGGATCTCCGTCATCGGCGACGACGACATGTTCCTCTGCCCAAGGGCTGAAGGAATGTACCAGATGCGTTTCGCGCCGGGCACCGGCATGAGCGACCTCGGCTCCACCGGCCTGCCGGAATACGTCTCGTCCAAGCAGCTCGACCACGATGAAGGTCTTGAGCTGAAGGGCCAGACCAACCCCGTCGCGTGGGTCGAGCGCCTCGAAGCCATCGTCAAGATCGAGCAGGAGTAATCCCGCTCGCGCCCGGCCGGGCGTCCTCCTCCTCCATCCGGCCGGGCACCTCCCATTTTCACAGCGAGACCGCCCATGGCGAACACGATTGATTCCGCCGTCTCCACGACGGGCGATGCCTTCCAAGCGATGCTGCTCGATAGCTCCCGCGTCACGAAGGTCTCCGTGACATCGACAACAGACGACGCCGTCCATGAGCTGCGGGACGACACCACCCTTGTCGTGCTGAACGTCGACAGCGGCGCTGCGGGCGTTCTCGTCTGCCGGCTCGACGACGCTTTCGACGATGAGCGGGACTGGCTCCTCCAGCCCGGCCAGCATCCCCTCAACGTGCCGGGCGGCATCCGCACGCTGCGCTTCCGTGCGCTCGCGGACGAGACGGAGACGACCGTCAGAATTCAGGAGAACTGATCGATCATGATGGTTCCCAATCTCACCTCGACCGGTGCAGGGTCCTCTGTGCCTGTTCCCGGACCTCGCGGCTTTTCCGCATACCAGATCGCCCAGCAGGAAGGATTCGAAGGCACCGCCGCCGAGTGGCTGCTTTCGCTCAAGGGCCAGAACGGGGAATCCGTCTACCAGATCGCGCAGCGGAACGGCTTCACTGGATCCGAGGCTGATTTTATTGCGTCCCTGAAGGGCGAACCGGGTGCTGCCGTCGAGCTGCGCAAGACGGAGACGGCGATCCAGTCGCGTCAGGGCGCCGACGGGATCTGGACAGATCTCGTGCCGTTGTCTGCGATCAAAGGGACAGACGGGAACGACGGGAAGTCCCCGGAGCTGCAGAAGTCATCTACAGCGATCCAGTGGCGACAGGGAAGCAGCGGTGCGTGGACTGATCTCGTTCCTCTGTCTTCGATCAAGGGCGAACCAGGCAAAGACGCCGACTCTGCCTACCACGACGGTTACATCGATATCGGCCAGATGCGCATGGTCTGGGGCACGGCGGACACATCTGTTGTGACGGCGAAGACCATTGTCTTCCCGGCAGCGTTCGCGGCCGCGCCCGTTGTGCAGATCACTAGGATCGGGTCGGCCACGGAAGTTGTCCCAAAGTCCGTGTCGAAGACCGGATTCGTCGTGGGGTCTGTAAACGACTCTGGAAATCCCGTCCGCTTCGGCTGGTCCGCGATCGGTCTCGTGCCGACGGCGACACCAGCGCCCTCTGCGGAGTTCAACATCGTTGAGCTGCCGGTCTGGTCTGCAGCCGTGCGTGCCCAGCGCGCGGGCGAACGTAATGCCCGAGTGCTCTGCATCGGCGACTCGACGACCGCTGGCTATGGTGCACTCGGTACGGCATACTCGAACAACGATCAGTCTGCTTCTTATCCCACCCA